ATGGGCAAGTATATGGTCTTCGACTTGGAGGTGTAATGTACCAGTGTAAGGAGTGGGCTGGCTCTAAAGACGGCGACGGGTACGGAATGAAAAGGTATATGGGTAAAGTGTGGAGAGTACATAGGTTGGTCTTTTGGCTAATTCACAAACGTACTCCGGCAGTTGTTATGCACATATGTGATAACCCGGCCTGCTTTAATCCAGCACACTTGATCGCTGGAACCAGAGACAGCAACAATAAAGATAGAGCTAGAAAAGGACGTTCAGCCGACACCTCTGGAGAAAATCATAGTCAGGCTGTATTAACTAAGCAGCAAGTTGACATGATAAGAAACAGTGAGAAATTCTATGGAATTAACACGGTTCTCGGAAAGTACTACGGAGTGCATCATAGTACCATTAGTAAGATCAGGAAGGGAGTATTATGGGCAAATACATGATATACGACCTCGAAACTGAAACACATACTTCCCATAAAAGAAAGGCGAACTGCTTTGATACTAGGAATTGGGTAGTTATGCGAGGATGGAAGGTGCAGGGCGACACCCGAGGGTACGCTAGCTACCATCCAACACATGACAGGACTTCCGCACTAGATATTCCAGAAGACGTTACTCTGCTTGTAGGATTTAACATCAAGTTCGACTTGTTGTATGAGATGGCGCAGAATAACAAATCGCTCCGTAGATTTTTCAAGCGGGGCGGGGCTATCTGGGATTGCCAGTATGCAGAGTACCTGCTTAAGGGTCATACACAAGATGTGCAAATGGTCGCCCTCGATGACATCATTGAGAGTTATGGCGGGCGTAGAAAGATCGACGAGGTAAAACTACTATGGGAAGCAGGAGTACGGACGAGCGAGATAAGCGAGTCTCTATTAGCGGACTACCTATTGGGTACACACGCCGAGATGCGGAACAGCGGGGACATCGGGAACACCGAGTTGATCTTCCTGAAACAGATCCAGTTGGCAGTGACGCAGGGCCAGCTTCTAATGATCCAAGACCGGATGGACGGCCTGCTGTGTACTACGGGAGATGGAGTACAATGGCCTGAAGGTGGACGTAGAGTGCGCCAAGGCTCGGCTCAAGGTCTTAACGGCAGACTTGCAAAAACAGACTACGGTCCTGAAAGACTCGCTGCCGAATCTGCCGTGGGAGTTCAACTGGAACAGTCGGCAGCAAGTGAGCTGCCTGATCTTCGGTGGGACAGTACGGTATCAGGTACGTGAGCCGTACAAGGATGAAGAAGGCAAGTCTCCTGATGGTTGGGCGAGGCTACGAACTAAGGAAACTAACTGGTATCTTCGCAGCGGAGCGCTAACGGACATACCACCAGATACTTACCCACTGCTTAGTCAGGAGCGAGCGCAGTATAAGCAATTCACTTCTGGAGCTAAGAAAGGCGAGTACAAGACCAAGCAGGTAGACGGCTGGGGAGAGAAGAAGATCAAGTGGCAAGACCGCTTCTATGTTCTTCCTCGCCAAGCTGAGCCTAGGCCTGAGTGGAAAGGTGCTGAGACAGACGCAGCGGATAAGCCTATCTATTCCGTAGCCGGGGATACAATCGAGGAGTTGCTGACAGAGACGGACCTTCCGTTCCTTAAGGCGTATGACCGACTGAACGAGCTTACTAAGGAAATCGGTACGTACTATGTGACTGTGAACGACAAGGGCGAGATGAAGGGTATGCTGACTTGTGTCATGCCCGACATGCACATCTTGCACCACAAGTTGAACCACACATCTACGATCACTACTCGCCTTAGCAGTAACGACCCTAACCTGCAGAACCTTCCGCGAGTAGACATTGGGCAGGACGGTACTGCTAAGTCCGAAGTTAAGCGCATGTTCGTTAGCAGGTTCGGTAAGAATGGGCGCATGATCGAGATTGACTATTCTCAGCTTGAGGTAGTTGTTCAGGGCGTGTTGTCTAATGATCCACAGCTTAGAGCAGACTTGATCGCACGTAAGGACTTCCACTGTATTCGTGTTGCTGCTAAGCATCACATTACTTATGAGGATGCAGTTAGCTGGTGTAAGGATGGTGTGTCGTTCCCTGCGCTAGAAGCTAAGAACCTAACTGGCAAGTCTGAACGCACCAAGTGCAAAATCTTCTCGTTCCAGCGGGCATACGGTGCAGGCGCTGCTAAGATTGCTCTTACTACGGGTATGCCTAAGACTGAGGTAGAAGAACTAATCGTTAACGAAGACAACTTGTACCCGGGTGTGAAGAAGTTCAACGATATGGTGGAGATGGAAGTCAATGCCAGCGCGGAACCATTCAATGCGTTCTGTGATATTCAGCACGAAGTAGGCGTAGTAGTTACCGCAAGGGATAACTACAAAGCACCTACTGGAACACGGTACGCATTCCGCACATACGATGCACCAGACTATATTAAGAAGACGGGGCAGGGACCAGACGTTCTCGCCTACGCAGCTTAAGAACTATCCGGTGCAGGGCACAGGCGGCGAGTTTGTACAGGCTGTGCTTGGTCTACTGTTCAGGTACTTCGCAGCTAATGACAACTGGAATGACAAGGCACTACTTGTTAATACAGTGCATGACTGCGTATGGCTGGACATTCATGTGGATCATTATTCATGAGATTGTACCGCAGGTTATTAAGATCATGGAGAGTATCCCTGAGTACTTCAATAACCGATATGGTATGAAGATTGATGTTCCCTTCCCTGTTGAGGCGGAACTTGGTATCAACATGATGGACCTTCATCATTACACTGGTGAAGAAGACTTCAAGATAGCAGCTTAGTCACTCCCTATATGGATTACCCGACTGGTATCAGTTCCAGCATCGGAGATGGATTAATACAATTGAAAGGAACTAAAGATAATGGATATCAAAGCACTTGTAAATGCAGCCAAGGAAATGGAAGACCAGTCGGTAGCAACCTCTGGAGACTATGAATACACACCTCCTGCCAAGGGACGTACCATCGGTAGGTTCATTGAGTATATCGAACTTGGTGAGCATGTAGAGATGTACGAAGGAAAGCCGAAGCCAGCAGCAGCGCTGGTACGTGTTACCTTTGAACTCCTGCACCCGGAGAAGAATATCCGAGAGATTGAAGTAGATGGCGGTAAGAAGAAGGTAGCAGATCGGCTGAGTGTTACCATGCCTAAGAAGATGAGCGAGAAGGCTAAGTTCTTCAAGCTGTTTAAGGCAATGACCTACGGTCGTACTGAGATTACTCACATGGCAGAGATGCTCGGTGAGGCCTTCATCCTTAACGTATCTCATTACGAGAAGGACCTCGGCGGCGGTAAGAAGCGTATTTACGCTAACCTGTACGAAGCTAGTTTATGGGGTGTATATGCACCGCGTAATGAAGATGCACTGTCTGGGCAGGTTACTGACATCAGCGCACACGTTCCGGCTGCTCTTAGCCCGCTGCGTATTTTCCTCTGGAACCAGCCGACTAAGGAGACTTGGGATAGCCTGTTTATTGATGGCACCAATGAAGTCAAGAAGGAAGATGGCACTGTAACGCAGGAGAGCAAGAATTGGCTACAGGAACGGATCATGTCAGCAACGGACTTCGGTGGGTCGCGTCTGCAACAGATGGTAGCAGGACTGGACAATCTGCCGACAACGGGAGATACACCGTCCACTCAGCAATCGAATACGCAGACGCAGCAGAGCGAGCCAGATACTGGCGCTCAAGGCGATGCCGGTGCGGACAAGGCGGTTGTTGCGACTGTTACGTCTGACGATGCACTCAAGGCCCTTGGTCTGTAAGTTGCGTAAGGAAAAGACTGAACCAATGGCCATATTAGTATTTGGGATGGCTGTTGGTATTGGTGTACTTATATGTCTTACACTGTAGGAGATGACATGATTGTTAATGGTATAGACCTCAGCGCATTGCCAGCACAGGAGCCTAGCTTCAAGTTCCCTGATACGGTTAAAGGGCGCACAGCGCATATTGACGCCGACTTCCTAGCGTATATGGTTAGCTACGAGAAGAAGGGCACAGTAATCGAACTTAAGGACATGCAGCATAATGCTCAGATGGCCGTGGAGCGTATGCGCAAAGCTTCTGGATCAGAGCGTGTGCATCTGCACCTTACACCGGGCACATCTGATAAAGGCGGACGTTACGAGGCTGCTATCCAGAAGGAATATCAGGCTAACCGTAAGGACGACAAGCCACAGAACCTACACTATTATTCGAGAGTGGATGGGCAGGCACTTTCCTGCTACTATGCACCAGATGTGTGAGGCCGACGACGGCATGTCCTCCGAGCAGTGGGCTATGTGGAATGCGGGCACTCCTGAACTGAGTGTAATCATTTCCAAGGACAAAGACCTGCGTATGGTTCCCGGCTTCCATCTTCCGTGGGACGGCTATGAACTGTGTGGAGCTACTATTGACCCGTTCGGTTATATCGAGCTAGATGCTAAACCTAGCAGCACTAAGGTCGTCGGGTACGGCACCAAGTTCTTTTGGGCACAGATGCTCATGGGCGACCAAGCGGATAACATTCAGGGACTACCTGTACTATGCCGACCAGACCTGAGTAAGCCTAAGAAAGTCGGCCCGGTGATTGCATACAACCTGCTGTCAGACCTCAAGTCCGATAAGGAAGCATTCCAGTATGTTCGAGGACTATACGAAGCTACAGGGCGTGAAGTAGGATTTAAGCACTGGCGCACTGGTGAAACCGTAGCATGGCAGCATGTATTAATCTCAGAGATGAAGCTGCTATGGATGCGACGAGACAAGCACGTCAAAGATGATGTGCTCAATTGGTTGAAAGAGGTATGTAAATGAGTGTAGCAGTACACGACTTTTGAGTATCTACCAGACATGCAGGTGTACGCCTTTTGTATACGATCAGGAGTCATTGGCTTATCGGAGTAGTACGTCCAGATCCGATGACAGGCAAACCTAACCTAGTCGATAGGCCGATTGGAATTGGTGAGACGTATCGCAAGGCGCTCGCCGACTTACAGGAGAATGAACTTAAATGAAGTATGAACATGGTTTCGCAGTAACTATCCCATGGGTAGATACCAATGAGGACGGATCGTCTAAGTGGAACAACAGCATTGTGTACACTAATACACCTGTTGATCGCCGTCGAGTTAAGCGGGTTGTCCGGCAATGGGTTAAGCATACGATGGACCGTACCATTAGCACCTATGAGCTTAACCTGCTGATGAAGCGAGTTATTAAGCATACACAGGAGATTCACTATGTCCGTCAGCGATAACCTTGTCAGGCTAACGCTTAGACAGGTTCCCGTTGTTAAGGAGCATATCCTTCGTGTCGAGCAAGATGGTAAGTGCCCTCTGTGTAGTAAGGGCCTTACTGTCGAAGCAGGGTGTATGGATCATGATCATGCTACAGGCAGAGTGCGTGGTATTCTGTGTCGAGGATGCAATGGTTCAGAGGGTAAGATCAAGAATGCGTTCCTACGATATGGTGGTGGAATGCGTACTGATATGGTTGTATTCCTTAGGGCATTAGCCGACTACATAGAGCACCATAGGCAGAACCCTCGCAGGTTCCTGTATCATCTGCATCGTAAACGAAGAAGAGAAGCGACGTCCTAAAGAATACAAGGGCTCGTAAGATGCGGGCTGCAGTTAAGAAAGGTAAATGACATATGATGCCGAGCATTGAAGATCAGTTGGAACTTGAGAAGAGCATGGTAGAATGCGGAGTGGAAACATACCGTAGACAGAAAGAAGCTGCACTGGAAGGTGGGCGTGGTTCCGAGACTGGCTTTGCACGGCGCATCATTGACGAGTATCTTACTACTCTGGTAGACACACTGTCCGCAGAGTTGGGCAAGAAGGGGCCGGGTATGTATGCCCGCGCCCGNGTCCACCTGCGAGAGCTAGATACTGATAAGGCTGTATTCATCGCACTGCGTGTAGTGCTGAGCGCCTTCGCCAAGCCTGCTACTCCGGTAGCACTAGCCAATAACATCGGNAAACTTATCGAGGACGAAGTGCGGTTCTCTAGGTTCGAGAAGAAGTACTCCGAGTACTATCAAGAGATTATGAAGGACTTCAAGCGCAAGGGCACACGAGACTATCGTTACATGCACCGCGTTCTAACGCACACTGCTAATACCAACGAAGACGGCTGGTCTCCTTGGGCTNTTGCTGAGCGGGTAGATGTNGGTATGCGCTTGTTAGATTTGATCCTCACTAACACAGACCTTATAACCAAGAGTCAAACCTATGTAAAGGGGAAAACAATTGTCCATATCGAACCATCCGAAGCAACTATTGAATTTATCAATAAGTACGATGATGTGGCCTCGCTGCTACGTCCCCGCCTACTACCNTGTATCATCAAGCCGGATGATTGGACAGACATCGATCAAGGTGGATACTACAGCCCGCAGCTGCGCAATACGACGAAGCTTGTACTTGCGAACAATCGTCAGCATAGAAAGCTCCTCAGGAAGGCAGACCTTACAGACGTCCGTAAAGCTGTCAACGCTGCGCAGAGTGTAAGCTGGAAAGTTAACACTAGAGTGCTTGATGTTGTTAGGACAGTATGGGCTAAGAACTTGCAGGTAGGTATGCCTAGCAATGAGAAGCTGGTGCCTACTCCATCACCTTTCCCTGATACTCCGAAGGAAACGATGTCTCCTGAGCAGCTTGCTAAGTTCGTAGAGTGGAAGCGGGCTGCTAGTGAGGTGTATACGAATGAAAAAGG